TGCTGATGGTAAAATAGGTTTTAAAGAAAGTAGTCCTGAAGGTTCTGATGGTTCTTTAACTTTAAACCAAGCTGGTGGAGATACTCAGATTATAAGTATGAAATCTTCTGATGTTGCACATAGTATAACTAGTGTTGCCGAAGCTGACACTTATGCTTTTATGAAAAAAGAAAGCGGTGCAACTGGCGGTTTGCAAATAGTAGGTATGAATGATAGTGGTAATGTAGCTATGCAAATATTAGGTATTTCTAATAGCGGTGAAGATACTGGTAAAGGCACAGGTGATCACGGTTGTGTAAGAATTGATGCTGCTTCTAGAAGTGGTACAAGTCTTGGTACGCAAGGTAGTAATGTAAATATGGTTACTATTTGTAATAATAATACTGTTAGATTTATCTTTGATGCCGAGGGTGACTTTCATGCTGATAGTTCATCTACTACTTTTGATACTTATGAAGATGCTCAGTTAGTAAGAGCTTATGATTTATCACATGGTAAAGGTGTTATAGCTTCTAAGTTTGATAAATTTGTACAGTATAATGCAAGTGATTTAACTGATGCTGGTTTAGTAGGTAAAGTTAATAATGAATATAATGAAGATGGAACTAAAGCAAATCCACTTATTAATATGTCAGGCTTTATGCGTTTACATAATGGTGCTATTTGGCAACAGTATGAAAAAACTGAAAAACTTGCTAATGCAGTATATGAACTTGCTAAAGCTGCAGTTGGTGAAGATAAAGCCAATGAGATACTAAAACAAAACGAAATTAAATTATTAAACTAAGGAGAAACAAATGGCAATAACAGCAAATATGACAACTTCAGAAGGAGTTGCATTAACAGGAGCATACCTTGTAATAAAAAGTGCATACGTTAAAAAGTTTGACGGAGCATGGACTGGGAATGATGATGATGGCTACACACAAGGTAGTGCATCATTTAAGTTAATTTATGATGTTGATATTTATCTTAATGCTGACAAAAGAGCAGAAAAAAATAATTCAAATAACATTATAAAAAATAGACATATAGATCATCACAAATGTGACTATGATTTGACAGCGTCTGATAATCCGTTTAAATTAGCTTATGCTGATTTAAAAACAAACAGCGAATTATCAAACGTAGCAGATGCATAGGAGATAAAATGTTTACAATAAACGATAAAGAATACGATCAAACTACCTTATCTGATAAAGGTAAAGCAGTGTACTCTAAGTTGATGAGACTTGGTGAGCAAAAAGCTGACCTAGATATTGTCATAAACTATTGGACAGCACAGCTTCAAGCTGAACTTCCAAAAGAAGAAGTTACTGATGGATCAGAGTCAAAAGAATAGCGTAGATATTGCACGTCTAGAAGGCAAAGTTGACGTAATAGCAGAACGATTAACCTTAATGAAGGACAATCACCTGTTTCATATTGAAAAAGATATGCGTCAACTGCGTGCATTAGTGTGGTTTATTGGTACTACTGTCTTTGCACAAATGCTCTATATAATAGTAAGATCTCTTGTTTGACTTGTATTAGCAAATAAGATTATGTTTACATATGAACAAACGAATACTTGTAATAAGTGATACGCATTGTCCTTACCATCATCCTGATTTAATACCTTACTTAAAAGCTATTAAGAAGAAATACAAACCTGATCGTGTAATACACATAGGTGATGAAGTAGACTCACATGCAATATCATTTCATGATTCAGATCCTGATCTGTATAGCGCAGGTGATGAACGAGAACAATCTTTAAAGACTATTCATGCTATGGAGAAGTTATTTCCTGTAGTAGATTTAATGGATAGTAATCATGGTAGTCTAGTATACCGTAGACAAAAAGCTACAGGTCTACCTAGAGCTGCAATGAAAACTTATAATGAATATTTAGAAGTAGGACCAGGTTGGAAGTGGCATGATGATCTGCTTATTACTATGTCTAATGGACAACAGGTATACTTCTGTCATGGTAAAGCTGCCAATGTATTAAAGGTAGCACAACAATATGGATGTCCTACAGTACAAGGACACTACCATTCTAGTTATTCAATACAATACTGGGGTAACCCCAACAGTCTAAACTGGGGTATGCAAGTCGGATGCTTAATAGATGCTAAGTCTCTAGCATTCGAATACATGAAAACACAAAAATCAAGACCAATTATTGGATGTGGCGTTATATTAAATGGACTCCCAAAGTTGATACCTATGGTTTTAAATAAAGGCGGACGATGGAACAAGGAACTGACTTAGAATATTTGACTACACCCAAGCAGGGGATTAAGATAGTTAAAAACAAACTTTATTTATATATCAATTCAACAAGAGGAATCTATGCAGAAAACAGACTTACAAGCGAAGATGCAATTAATCTCGCAAGACAACTACTCAATGGAGCAAACCAACTTAACTGAGGAGCCAATTATGTATGAGCCTGAAAGCAATAGAAGAATAGGTGTTACAAGAAAGTATATTCATAATAATAAAAAGTTTTATTTAAATGTACAATATGACAATGAAGCATTACCTAGAGTAGTAAGAGTATTTACTGAATCTAAATGGGGAACTGAATATGCAGATATATGTATGGATTGTTCTGATGATGTAACATATAGATTACAAACTTATCGTAACCCAAAAGGATCTTTAGAAAAAATGGCAACCGAAGTACCAAGAAGATCAACTGGTGAACCAACTACAATTAAAGGATTGATTGTAGATGAATTAATTAAATCATACTATCTCGACTAATGGATATTGTTAAAGCTAGAATCAAAGCTCATGAAGGCTATAGATTAGAACCTTATAAAGATACCCTTGGGTTTCTTACTGGTGGTTGGGGGCATAAAATATTAGGTGGTGAAGAAATACCTGAATCTGAAGCAGGCTGGCAAGAGCTATTTGATAAGGACTTTGATATCGCTTTAAAGGGGGCAAACAAGCTCATAGAAGAACATTTAGAGAACACTCTATACTCTGATCTACCTCAGATCAAAAAGGCTATTGTACAAAGCATTCTAATTGAGATGTGTTTTCAGCTAGGACAGGCTGGAGTAGGTAAATTTAAGAATATGTTTAAAGCTATTGGAGAATCTGATTTTTCTAGAGCTGCAGTAGAAATGCGTGACTCTCGTTGGTATACGCAAACCCCTGAAAGATGCTTAGAACTAAGCACTATTATCTCTAATATATAAGGACAAAAATGATTGAAAGAAAACTCGCAGTGCAAGGCATTGTTGAAGGGTTAGATTTAGATAATCCAATAGGAATGGATCCTGATACATATAAAAGTGTACAAAAATATACAGGTTTCTATACACAACTATTACAAAGCATAGCAAGTGTAGGTGATCTTGCATTAAGAGGTTTAAACACTGCTGCTTATGGAATAGCTGGTGCAGCTGGTGATATTGTTGGTGATGAAAGATTAACTAGAGATTTAAAAGCCATGTATCAAATGCCTTTTTTTGGAGGTGGTGCTGCTATAACTAAACCATACAGAATTAAAGAAACACCTAAACAATCTAACCTTAGAACTGTAATAGGTGCTAGAGTAGATAATATGCCAATAAGTCCAAAAGCAGATCCTAGTGGTTTGCAAGGTTTATATTATAATATTGGTGGAGTTGCTAAAAATTATGGTCAAGCCAGAGCTGATAAAATACCAGTTGTAAGAACTGCACAAGTACCATATAGAAAAGCTTCTGTTGATTCTGCTAGACATCCTATAAGTAAAAAACAAGGCTTTGATGATAGGAGACCTGATTATATACATCTTGGTTATTCAGATGATGGTCAATCAATAGGATATTTTAAGGGTGGTAGACAAACAGCACCATTAACATTGGAAGAAAAACAATTAGCTCGAGATAAATATACTATAGTAAAAGGAAAGTTAGATGAAGGCATTAAATTAAATTATGGATCTGATAGTTTTGCTTTATCTTCATCTAAAAAACCTTTCATAGATGTGCCTATTGATAGAATGCAAACATTTTTAATAAACATATCACCAAAACAAAGAAAGTTAATATTTGCTAGGTTAATGAATCCTGTTACTAGAAATGAAATTTTAAAAATATATCCAGAACTTAAAGGTGCTGCAGGTACAGCTCTTGCTGCTATATCTACAGCAGGTGGTGCAGTAGCACTTAATAAAACAGGAAAATAATTATGTTACAAATGTTAATTAAACCATTACTTGGTGTTGCTAGTGAAGTAGTAGGTGGTGTTATTGAAACACGCAAAGCTAAAGCTGAACAGAAACTTACAAAAATAAAAGCTGAAACTGAGTTGATGTCTAAACAAATTAAAGGGGAGATCGATTGGGATGTTGAAGCTATTAAAGGAAGCAAAGAGTCTTGGAAAGACGAATACCTCACTATATTGTTTAGCATTCCTTTACTCTTGTGCTTTCTTCCTTTTACTGTGGAATATGTTGAACGTGGGTTTGCAGCTCTTGCTATGACTCCTGACTGGTACAAGTATACACTAGGTGTAATTGTATCTGCATCATTTGGTATTAAAGGTGCAACTAAATTCTTTGGTAAAAAATGAATGAGTCTATTGAAATAACAGGTAATGAAAGAATTGCTTTTGATAATGGTAAAGTAGAAGTAGATACAGGATCTAACACATTAGATTTTATATTAATACTATTACTAATCATGTCTATCTATGCAGGTAAAAAACTAATTGATAAGTGGATTAAATAATGTGGTTTATAATAACAATAGTTTTAACATTTCATGATACTGACTTGACTGTTGGTAGAGAATATAAAGCTGAAACATTTAAAAATACCTGGCAGTGTCATGAGTATATAGCAGAACATAAAATAGAATTACTAAGCCCACATATAATTACATATGGTGATACACTAAAAGGATTTGAGTTTTATTGTGAGTCCAGATACGGAGCAGAAGTATGAAGATATCTGATGATACAGCAATCAGTATGCCTATGCGTAATCTTATTACAATCATTGGAGCAGTAGCTGTTGGTGCTTGGTTTGCATTCGGTGTGATTGAAAGACTTAACTCTATTGAAACTCAACTACAATTAATTGATAAAGATCTAGATGCAGCCAATGAGTTTATAGAAGGTGTACCGAAAGGCGATATGGTTTCACCACAGATACAAGAATTGTTTATGTTGGTGGAGTTCTTAGCTACGAATGTAGATAAACTTAAAGAACAAATGGAACTAGAAATAC